TTATGCCATCGGTACTATTTTGATTATTGGTTCATAATTTGAATTACAGATTTTAAAATAAGACCGCGGCCCTTCATAGCGGATATTTTTATTCGTGGGACAGAAACGAAACAGTACAACCCCGCTGTAAACAGTTGCTTTCTGCCTGATTTTCCCGTCATATCCGGGGCCGAAGGTATTGCGTGCGATATTCTGCCCGCGGTGTATGTAATAGCCCTGATTTCCCGCTGATTTAGGATCTGTGAGGGTCTCAACAAACCGATCGAACAGGTCTTTGATCTCTATGACGGGCATCCATCCATTATTTTCATGAAGGACAGTCACATCGACCTTTATGGGTGTGATCCGTACTTTTGTCCAAGGCACTTCTTGAGGCCTTGTATTATTATCCTGCACCACCTTATACCCTTTTGTAGGCGGTCTGTACTCGCCCGGTTTTAGGGTGCGTTTCCGGGCATTTTTATAGCGCAGAATGCCGACGTAGCAGTCTTGCAGGATAGGATCATTAACTGCAGCATTAGGTTTGATACATAAACGTCCATTAATCACTTTCCATACAAGGGACGGGGTTTGTGGTTGGGCCGATGTCACGGTCGGGTCGATCGTATACGGCAATGCCTTCCAGTGTGTTGCCCCGTCCCCGATTTTCACCTTTCCGGTATCAGTTTCGTATGCGGGTTCGTCAGCAGCTAACACAGGGTTGGCTGCTGACCATGCGGCGGCAGTCTTTGACTTGATCCGAAGCGTCCCTTTCAACTCGATTTCCCCGGCCATCGCTAAATCCCGTTTCCGTTGAAGATAAACGTGTGCGATTCGAGGAACGCCTTTACGCGATCCTCAGTAAAGTAGAGGCGTGTCCCCTCTTTTAGGTCGGACGTACTTTTCCCCGCAAAGGCTTCGTTAAAACGCGCCGCAGTCCAGTAGTGGTTTGTTCCGCCTTCGCTGATGTTGTCCGTTGTAAGCACGATTACGCCCGTTTTGCCGTTTACGGAAAGCACGTTACACTCCGGGGTTAGCCACAGTTTCCAGTTGGCTAACACCTTGGGATCAGCACCCGCCAGGATGTAGGTCTTCGCTTCGTCGGTGCGGCGGCATACGTCGCCTTGCTGAACATTTAACGCCAGCATTTCGGCCTGCGATGCCGCATCCTTAACGTCGGTGATCACCAACTGCGGCATGATCGACGTGTCGAGTTTGCCGTCTGCACCGACAAGGGGCACGTTCCCGGCGGCATTCCCGGCGTTCTTCAGTGCTGCGGTTCCCAACTGGAGCAGGGCGCGGGCATCCGCAGCCGACATTTGGGAAATCGCTGTGATACGGCCCGTCTTGTCCACGGTAATCGTCGGCATCCCCTGTACGGTCGTCACGGCTGAAAGTATCTCTTTGAGTTTGGCTGCGATGGCCGCGTCGGCGGAGCCGTTGAACGAAGCTTCGCCCACCACATCGCCCGAAACTTTGATCTTCCGGGCCGTTGCCAGGGCGTCGGCTTTCAGCGCGTGGTCTACCTTGCCCGCGGCAGCGCCGCCGTTCTTTGCAAAGACATTCTTTGCCATGTAGTCGTTGAGTATGGCCGTGATTGTCGCGTCGTTCGGCACTGCTACCCATGTGGCCACATTCGCCGCCAGGGCTTTCAGCCAGTAAAGTTTTGTACCTGCCGTGTCGAGCCACAACTGCCCCAGGCGATAGTTGTTGTCGTTGGCCGTCGGCGCGCGGTTCGTCGACACAGGAATGCTGTCCGCATAGGGGGTGCTGTTCCAGGCAGCCCCGGTTCCGAACTTGAATTTGTCCGTGTCCGTTTCGTACCCCATTTCCCCCTCGTAAAGTACGGGGTTGTCTGCCGTCCATTTGGCGGCGGTGTAATGCCTTTTCTGAGTGATCGCATTGATTGTGATCGGTGTCTGTGCTGCCATATTCTTATAGTTTATTAGTTTCTGTTATGCCGTTCCCGTTCAGGATCAGCACGTCGTCTTTTTTTAATACCTGCCCGTCGAGGGTTGTGATGGCCCGCTTCAAAGCTGCGGCCTGCCGCTGCGATATTGGCAATGTTGCGGATTCCCCGTCGAGCGTGTCCTGCACCGCACTGGTCGTCAACAACGAGGTCAGTAGTTTGTTGCGAATCTCCTTGACATTCCCCGTTACCTTGCTTACCATGTACTGCACCAGATCGAGGCGGGCAAGGCCGTTTTCCTCTGCACTTTCGAGTTGTGCCGTAGTGAAAACATAGGATTCCCCGACATCCCGGACGTGGGTCATGGTCGCCAGCGGCCCGTCGTCTTCCTTTCGGATGTAAAGGATCACCGGATGTCCGTTATCCATGTCGGCGACCACTTGCAGGGCTATTGCCTGGTAGTCGGCAGATGCCAGATTGATCAGGTAGGTGCGGGCCGAATCGGCCAGTTGCTTGTTGAACTGGGCCTCGGTGCCTTCATATCCGCCCTCGACGGCGGACTGGTAAGCGCTTTTACCGTCATAACCGAAGCGTGTGGCGTGTGAGGTGTCATTCCCGACTTCCACGACCTCGAGGCACACGGTATGCTTTACGTTTATAGGGTCGTTATTCATGGCTGTAATCGGCTATTTTGGCGTCGGTAAGGATTAGTATTCTGTCGGTCAGCGTCCGGGCCTGGTCACCGATGATGTACGTCGTTTCGAGTGTGGCGATGCCTGCGTCGAGGCGTATGCTTTCCGAGGGCGGTATGTTGAGTACAGCCCGTTCTGCGCCCTTGACGATCGGCAGTCCCTTACCCCTGGTCGAAGCATAGAGCCGCACGCCGTTTCCGGTAGTATAGAATAGCATGTCGATCTCCACTTCATCGAGGCGTACCCCTGTCGGACATACGGCAATTCCGATGCTGTCACCTCTGGCGTATGTAGGCAGTTTAGGTTTCATTTTTAGGTCGTTTAAAAAGGTATTTAACCCAGGCGAACCACTTGCGACGCTTCAAATACATCTTATCCGCCTGGTTGTCGTAGCACTCGCGTTCGAGCGCGACATCCCGATACGCACGGTCGTAAGGCGGCAGCAGCCACTCTATGAACCACAGGACGCAATAGAGGATTACATGGTAACAGAGCGGCAGCGTGCAAAGCCACCACCACGACCACCCACCGCCCAGGATCAGAACCAACAGGACTGCCGTGTTGAGGATCAGCCACTCGATCTGCTGCCGGGTATGAATTGCTTCGTGGTTTTCTTCCTCGGCACTTAACAGCCTTTTTATGAATACCAGGCCGAAATAGTTGAACGCTACGAAAGTCCCGAACGGGATTGTCTCATTTTCAATCTTTCTCATGCTAAAATGCGGTTCCAGCCGCCGTTTAAAGTGTCTGCTGCTGCGTAGGTGCTGTTATTGGCAGCACCGGAATAACAATTCCTGAAATTCTTTGTCGACGTGCAACGTGACATATAACTACAAGAGCCAAAACCTGGTGCATTCGTGCATTTTGCAATACTACGGCACTGCGTCACATTCTGACAACTTCTATACGGCGCTCCGGTTTCTTCAATATTGGTCGAATTTCCGGATGATTCCCCCAGGCAGTTCATCAGGTAGTTGCAATAATCAAATGCGATTCTTACCCCTAAGCCCGATCCGGCCCCGGATGCAGTACCTTTGCAGTTGTCCAGGTAGTCGCAGTAATAGAAAGCCATTGTGTGTCCTTGATACAGCGTATTTGTGGCTGTTGCCTCACAGTTGGTCAGACGCTTGCAGTGATCAAACCCGTGTGAAACCATGCAACTACTATTGCCGGAATACGAATTGCCGACCACTGTCGTCATACACCCGGTTAAATTCTCGCATGTATCGAATCCGCATATTGTTTTGCTGCTGGTGCCGCTCGCCCAGGATGCACGGCATTGCGCCTTACAGCCGATCAAATTCGCACAATCATAAAACCCGCAGCCTTTTCCAGCCCCACTGAATGTAAGCGTCGGATTGTTGATCGCCGTGCAACGCTCCATGTCCTGAAACCCATTGAAGACGGTGAAATATGTCGTAGTCGACAACACCTTAATTTCCGCCGTTACATTGGTCAGTTTCGTAGAGTTCCCCCTTTCAATCAGATACAGCGCCGACACGGGCGACAATGCTGTTCCCGCGCCGCTCGGGTTACTGACGACGATTTTACTCCCTGGTTCTCCGGTGATCGTATTGCAGTTGGCATGTATCCCGATCTGAGTATTTACCGTCCATGTACCGCTCTTGATCAGAACATGATGGGCGTTTGGATTATTGGTCAATGCGGAGAGTTTCGCGGCGCTGTCGACGATGTAGTCGTACTTGAATGCGCCCGCGACATCAGCCTGGTCTGCCTTGTTGTTCCAGTTTTTCCGCTCCGCATCGTTGATGAAACGATGTCCGGCATCCTGAATCACGTCGATGAACCGGGGCGCCCCATTATAAGTAATTTCAACATGGCTGCCCGCAGGTTTTACCGTCGTCGCTACGGCTTTGTAGATGTTTACGATCGGTTTGACCTTTCCGTCATGGTAAACGTCCGTTTCGGTTTCATATCCCAAAGTAAGGTATAGGGGCAGCGTCGTTGCCGTGATCCCGGCAAAAGGCACGACGATTTTCACGATCCCGCCCTCAGCCCCTTGCCCTTCGAGTACGACCAGCCCGGGGGCAACATTGAACTTGCTACCGTTGTCTGTCACCTCACAGCCGCACAGGACAAAGGCCCCATACTGCGAGAAAAAGCCGTCAACGACTTTCAGGGGTTCTTCCTGAAGCGAAAGGAAATCCCACCCGTACCAGTCCCGCACGCCGATTGCTTGTGTCTGTCTTTTCATTACTGTTCTATTTTATAAGTTGTTAATGCGGCCCTGTACTTCTCGATGTCGGCCCGCACCTGCTCGGCATCGACACCTGCCGGAATATGGACGATAAAATCCACGTCTCCGAACTGTTCGCGGTTCTCACCGCGCAACGGGATCACCGCCGGAGTACCCTCAGCCTTGTTCAGTCCGACGACTAGCGCCACACCCACACCCTCGGGCCGCAGGCCGACCCCGCAGCCTGTTTCGTGGTATGATTCGATCGTGATGTCTGCGGCACCGTATTTATTGCGCAGAAACTGCTCGAGTACGCCTTTCTGATTGGTTACATTGATCAGCTTCTTCGTTTCGTCCCGCCACTGGCTGAACGAGGCGAATGCCTCGGCCAACGGCTTCACGAAGGCCCGGAGAATCCGCAACCGAATCGGCTGCCGCTTATGGTTCGGCAGTAGCTGCCGTACCAGGTTCCCGAAGTCTATTTTGTGGGTTCTCATAGCGATTGTATCGAAGTTAACGTAAGCGTATTGTCATCGGCGTAATCGAAATATCCGGCGGCCAGTTCCGCCCTCACGTCAACAGGCGTGTAATTTGTTTCGGTGCTGGTTTTATGCTCGAGGGCCGCGACCTTGACCGTAACGACGCCCTTGGCATGCATGACAGCATCCACGAGCCGCTGAGCATAGAATACGGCATCGAACGACAGCGAGGTCTTGAACTCCTCGAGAGCCTGGGCTACGTTTTCGCGTACAGCGCTCGACGGCACCGACGGGTCATAGTAGACGTTCAGGTTGTAGCGGATCGTGTCGGCCGTCGTACTTACGATCGTCGTCGGTATTCCGGTAGTGTGGATCGTATCGAAATAGTCGGCCAGGTTCTTGCGTTCGTCTTCAGACAGCGGTACAATCCGCCCCTCGGGATCGGTTTTTGCCACCCGGATCGAAACCGTTTTGTAACCCTCGTTTACAGCCACGACTTTCACGATCCGACTGTCGGGATCGTCCTGTTCGTAGTAGAACTGTGACGTGGCTTTGTCGAAGACCAGGGTGTGCCCGTTCTGAAAGCGGTAGCACATTTCGGCATACCACAGTTTTGTCCCGGCGGTGATCTTTGTCGTCAGGTCGTCGACTTCCTGGCGGAACAGGTCGAGGATCACTTCAAAGGCGTGGATCGCCGCGGCCACCATGTACGTCCACAGCCGCCACTCGGCGAATTTCGATACCGAGAGGTTGGGAAAGTTCGCTTTCAGGTCGGTAATGATCGACTGCTGTATGTCGTTAATCGTTCGTGCCATATTGATAGGTCGTTATCTCGCTTGTTATCTCTTTGAGTGCGTTTTTACGCATCAGGGTGCTGTCGTCGTCGATGCGAAGCTGCGCACCCTTATCCACGGCCACATCCAGGTAAAAGCCCGCTTCGCTTACGCTGTCGATCCCCTGCGCCGCCAACGCCGCCGGGTCGTTGGCGACATCGGGATTCAGGGCAAGGATTTCACCCACAGCCTCGCATGTCCCGTATTGCTCGAGGGCGATGTCGTAGACCGTCTGCCGGGCTTTAACCGTTATCGTTTTCATATGCTGCGTCGATGATCAGTTCCCCGTTGCTGTTGTATGTAATTTCGTCGACCCGCATTCCATCCTTTTCGCACTGTTTACGAACCGTGCGCAGGAAGTCGGCGGGATCGGTGTCGTGCAAGTAAGCCACACAGTCGACACCGACAGCGGGCGATTCCTTGAAATCGCCCTGGCTCGCAAGCAGCAGATCGCGTTTGTGCTGCTCGGTTGGTTCCGTCCAAACCAGGTCGTCGGTCAGTTCTACATCGCCGTCGGATGTCTGTAAAATGTCGATCATATCAGTGTGTTACTTTCGTATCTTCGTAATCTTCCCGTTTTACCTTGTCGTGCTTGGTCGTCGGTGCAGGCACCTCGACGGGTGCAGGATTATTCTGTGCCGTAGCACTCCCGGTCACGGCAACCTGCCCCGAAGGGATGCTATGCGTATGAGTATTGTGCGCTTCTATCAGTTCGTTGATCTTGTCTGTAATAGGCTTTATATTGATAAGTCCGCCCAGGTCGCCGCCATTCAGGACGATCTTCGGGGCTGTGGCCTCGATCTTTTCCCCGTCGCAGGTCATGGTCACTTTGTCCCCTACGGTAAAAATCACCTTTTCGATTTCGGAAAACATTGTCACATACAACCGATTACTGGCGGCGATCCGGGCGACGATCACCGTGCTGTCCCGCTTGGGGATCAGTACGCGCCCCGGCAGGCCGTCGTTCACCACGGCGTACAGCAGCACATCCTCGTAGACGATCCCGCCGATCTGCACTTCGCATGTACGGGCCTTCTCGTCGACGCTTTTCACCGTGCCGTACAGGGAAGCCTGGGCCGCTTGTTTCATCCGCTCCTCGAACATCATTCGGGCTTCGCGTATTTTCTTTTCGTTGCTCATATCTTAATCCCTATCTCCATAGTTCGTCGCGCTCCGTTTGTGCCGTAGGTTGTTTCGACACTTTCGATGTAGTAACGTCCGTCGCGCTGGTGATAAACTTCGTCTTCAATTTCGGCTACCATGCACGGGGCAGCATAAGGTTGCAGAAATGTGGTGATCTTCCCCGAATAACCGTCATAGCTGTACCGTTTGAGTTCCGCCGCAGCCAGGGCCGCGAGTTCGTTCTGATCCGCCACATCGTAGAAATACAGTTTCTTTTCCGTACCGTCCTTGGGGCCGATCGTGGCCTCGACTTTCGCCCCGTCTTTGTAGATGCAGATGGCTTTAATCTTCAATTTCACATCCTCGGCCCGTTGGTACTTCAGATCGTCGTCTTTGACCACGTTGTAGCGCAGTCGGTATTTCACCGTCTCCCCGATAACCTTGTACGGTTCACAGGCGTAGACGCGCCCCTCGAGGTCGAACCATATTGCCAGGCCATACTCGGTCTGAAGTTTCCCCAAGACCCACGCTGCGGGTTTGTTGTCTACGGGAAACGCGCCGAGCGTCAACGTCGTGGCATATCCCACCGTAAGGCCGCAGGCTTTCAAAACAGCCGCGAGCGTGGTTTTTCCCTGGAGAGTAACATTGCGGCGACGTGTAGTGTAGAACTCGTCCTCGCAGATGATCTCGAGCGGGGTCTGTAAATTCAACTGCTTCACATATCCCCTGAACTCGGTCTTATATTGTCCGTCATATCCTAACCGTATATCCACCGGATCGCCGACCTTGATAGCCTGAGCAGTTTCGACATAAGCAGGCGGCGCTCCCTCTTGCCGGAGTACAGCCGTAACGGGCACCTTGACCGAGGCCGTTGCGCCGATCAGGTGTATCGAGCGTTTGATCTTGACCTCATGCACCCCGGCGAAGCGTTTGCCTCCTATCGTTATGTTACTGCATAATACATACATGGCTACTGAATTATCAATTCAAAAGACGTATCGGTTTCGCACTCTATCGTTACCGCCTGTCCGTCCTCTATGCCAGGCGTCGGCGGGTACTGGATGTCGGTGATCACGATCCGGTCGCCTTCCTCGAGCAACAAATCGGTAAGCACCGAAATCAATTCGACCGATTCGTTGATGTTGTAAAGTTCTTTCATCCGTGTGATCTGCGCCTCGGGATAGCTGCCGTCGGTCGACTTGATAAAAGCCGCGATCGAAATCTTGTAATCCCCGATGCTGATCAGTTCCTTGACCGACCCGCGCCGTCCGATCAAAGGTGTGCGCACGATATTCTTTGTCCCCTCGATGCTGATCACGGCGTTTTCGAGTTCGAGGGTATGCTCATTGTCGCTGCTGCGGGCCTTGTCGTTGCTGCGAATATCCTTGTGCTTGATGAATACGGGCATAAAATACCATCTGCCGAGGGCATCCTGCTTATACAGGCGCGTGCCCTTGATTAGTTCCTGCCTGGGTGCGGGAGAGGTCGGAATCTCGACTTCATCCCCCGTATAGCTGCCGACGGGCCGGGGCGGAAAAAACATGCCCGGATAAGGCAATCCCTGATAGCCGACGATCGACATCAGCAAGCGCTGTATGTTGTATTTATGTTTCATAGTTATCCATCACTTTTTTCAGAACCTCGACTACTTCCTCTTCGATCTGCTCGTAGCCCTTGCCGTCGGCGTTGGCAATGTGTATCTCGATCTTATCGCAGAATTTGCCCATCGAAACATTGCCGTGGCGCGAACTGTTATACGCCAGTTCCGTCGGGGTCGGGGCCGCAGCACCCGACTGCGGGAGCGAAGTCGCGGCGACGGTGACGGGCATTGCCAGGGCCGCGGCAGCCGCAGCCATAGAGGGCATCTTCACTGCCGACAAGCGCGAGGCAATCGCCGTGTAAGCCGCCGTGCCTTTCATGTCGGGGACGATCTTGTTCAGGTCGAGGATCTTCTTTCCGGACTTTGTGCCCGTTTGGGTGAAGTCGATATGTACGGGCGTTTTCGTCAGGGGTGTCGACGTTCCGTCCGGGGTTCCGTCTGCCATGATCGGAGTGTCCCCCTGGGGCGCAGCCTCTTTGCCGCCTTTCCACGATAACTCCCAGGTCAGGGCTTTCCCGGCATCCTGCGCGAGGTTCTTCAGGTTCTTGGCCCCGTCGACGATAGCCTGCTTACGGTTGTCGATGTCGCCCGAAATTTTGGCGATCATCGCCTCATTCTCGGATGAATCCCCCAGGCCGACGGCGTTCTTGAACTTATACCATCCGAGTTTGATGTAGTCCAGGCCGATCATAATCCCGTTGACCATCGTGCTGAACTCGTATTTGATCGTCTCGACAAACAGTTTTCCGGTCAGTTTCATAAAGTTCACGACACTGTCCCACTGTTTGCCCCAGCCCTCGACCTTTGTAACACAGATCATCACGATGGCAATCAGGCCCGCGATTCCTGCGACGATCCACGTAATCGGACAAGCCCACAGCGAAGCGTTGAGCAACCATTGTACGCCTGTCCATGCCGTTGTGGCCGCGCTGACCGTTCCCGCCCACAAAGCCTGCAACTTCGAGGCGCTTGTGATAAACTGAATGCCTTTGCCGAACAACCCGAGCAGGGGCAGAAGCTGCGCGACAGTGACAGCCTGCTGTGCGATGATTGTAGCATAGCCGCCCGCCGGGCCAGTAAGTTCAAAGAACCCGATTTTAAGGTCGTCGATCCGTGCCTGGCAGCGGGCCATCATCTGCTGTACGGTGTCGGTGCGGATTGCAGCCTGTTCCTGGGCGACGTTGGTGTTCGTCACCTGTTCGGTCATTTCAGCCACGGCGTCGGAGTTCTTGATCAGGAACTGCGCAGCGGCGATGTTCTCCATGCCGAACACTTTTGACAGGTAGGTCGCGTCCGTCAACTTGGGCTTCAGGGCATCGAGGGCATCCGAAAAACTGTTTTTGCGGAAATCAACGCCGAGCGTCGTCTGCATCTTCAGCATGATATTGCGCAGCGCCGTACCTGCCTCGGCCCCTTTCAGGTTGTTCTTCGAGAGTACCTCGATAGCGCCAGCCGTATCTTCGACTGTAAGGCCCGCAGCGCTGGCCGCCGCACCTACGACCTTGAACGACTGCGAGAGATCGACGATCTCCGCGGCTCCGTACTTCGAGCCTGCCGCCAGGATGTTGATCACCCGGTTTGCCTCGGTAGCCTGAAGTCCGAACTGGTTGATGGTTCCTGCCAGGGCTATCGCAGCATCGTTCATCGACATCCCCGCGGCATGGGACAGCGTAATGGTGTTCTGCTGTAAGACTTTCAGTCCTTCCATGCCGATCTTGTCGACCTGAATCTGCGAGGCCAGGAGTGCAAAAGCCTGTGCGGCCTGCTGTGCCCCCAGGCCGCTGTCCTTACCCGCCTGCCGGGCGACTTTTCCCAGGTCTTGCAGTTCGTCGCCCACGATGCCCGTGATCGACGACAGGTCGGCCATCGACTGCTCGAACCCGATGCCCGGCCTCGAAATGCTGGCGATCGCCGTGCTGACCTTTTCGACCTGCTCGATCACCGAGGTAAGGCTGATGCTCCGGATTTTATTCTGCAAATTCCCGAACGCACTGGCCGATTTGTCGACGTGTTCGGTGATCTGCCGGGTCGAAGCCTGGGCGGATTCGCCGACTTGCTCGACGACCTGCACGATCTTTGTGAACTCTGCAAACAGGTTCTGCACAGCGACGAAAACATTTCCGTCGATATTTATTTGATAATTTGCGCGGGAATCCATATATTTGCAGAAACTGTATTGCTATGACTGTTGCAGGTTGGATATTTTTGATACTCGTTGTTACCGCCCTTTGCGTAAAACTCGCCGAGGGTGTACGTGACGCTATGGGTGTCGATAAGTGGCGCGACCTGTGGCACGTTAAGCGGTAGACGGCGCATATCTGCGCACCCGCTCATTCTCCACCCATTCGGCCATCCTTACCTGAAAAGTCCACATATCGTCCGATAATGTGTCGGGGTTCATATGCAGTACCGAGCGGATCAGGGCGTCGCCCGCATGCAGCCACCCGTCACCTTTCACCACCTCGGTACCGCTTAAAGTTTTTTTATCTCGCCGACCTTGATTTCGATGATCTCCGAAATCTTCTGCGACAGGCCCATGAAATACCTGTCTTCGGTGCGCAACTCCTCGTCACCGCCGAGCCAGCAGTTTGCCAGGACGATCTCGGCAAACTTAAACGGGTCTTCCTTACCGACGACCGATGCGGCGGCGATCGTCGTGCGGGACGGACGGTGCAGGTAGCAGGTTTTGCCATCGGCTTCATAGGCGAAAACGTCGCCGTGCTTCTTCTTCCACGCCGCGATCTGTGCGGCCATATCCTTTTTATCCATGATGATCTTTTATGCGTTTTTAAAGAGTGTTTAAACAACCCACGGCCCTAATGCCGTGGGTTGTGTTTATTTGGCGTTGATGTCGTAGTCGATGTCGAGGGCTACGAAAGGCAGGGCGTGTTCGCTGTTCAGGTCGCCCGACTTCATGCCTGCGGGAATCTCCGAAAACGAAGCGCAGACAATTCGGTCGATGGTGATGGCTGCACTGTCCTCGGGGATGTAGGACACCAGGATTTCGACTTCGGGATCGAGGATGTCCTTGTAGCCCTTGGCCCGAGCCGCGCGGTTCATGGCGATGATCTCGCTCTGCGTCGTGGTAAGCGTACCCGCTGCTGCACGCTGGCCGTGCTGTATGCCCTTGGCATAATAGCCCGAAGCCTGCAAGAGTTTCTTTTCCTTGGTCAGTTTGTAGTCGATAGCAGTTGCACCGACTACCGGACGGCCCCACATGATGATCTTGATGTCACCCCAGGCGTATTCTTTTCCGTTGATCTTTACCATGATTTACTGTTTGATTGCCGGATTCTCGAATCCGAGGTTTACGATGATGTCACGCAGGCAGCCCCGCGGCCTGATCTTACAGGAAACCGTCATAAGCCGGGTTGAGAGGACATTCTGCGCCGGATCGACGTAAGACGTGAAATTGCTGATCTCGCCCTGCATCGCACTGGCCACTGCGTTATTGATCCGGCCCTCATAGTACGAACACATTTCCTGTGGGATGTTGCCGTCGTCGTCGGTTTCGATGTCATCCTGAATCTCCTCGACGAATGTAGTGTAGGCGATAATCATTGCCTTGTCGACGACACGTCCGTAGTTCAGGTTGCTGTAATCATCCGACAGCGGGGCCCCCATGGGGTCGTCGTTCGGGTAGTAGCCGTTCTTCTTCGGAAAAGAGCGATAGATGATATAACCCGCCTCGTCCAGCAGGTCGAGCATCGCATCACACTCTTCGGGGGTCTCCCCGTTGGTCAACCATCCTTCGGTGGCGATTACTCCCGACTTTACGCGGGCCAGGGAGTAGTTGACCGGGTACTTGGCGGCACGTCCGAGCATCTGCCCGACGGCAGCAGTCTTGTTCACCTGGTCGTCGCAGGCCATGACGAAGCCGACGCGGTTAGTGCTGCCCTCGCGGGGCTTGTAGAGTTTGTCGGTTTTACCGCCCCAGCCCGCAGCAGGCACCAGGCAGCGGAACGGCATGACTTTCTTTGCGAAGCTGTCCCCGACAGACTGCGCCGCGGTTGCCGCCGTGACGACATCCTTGTCGATGCCCGTTTCGGTGGTGTCGGCGCTGTACTCCGCGGGCGGCAGACGGTTGAAGCCGACCAGCCGGATGCGGCCCTTGGCATAGGTGATCAGCTTCTTCAGCGGCGAACCGTCTTCGATGCTGCACATCTGCGAGAGCAGTGTAGCCTGTGCCATAACGAGCAGATACAGTTCCGCACCGTCGCCTGTCTCTGTGAAAAAGGCCGTCAGGTCTTTATGGGCCAAAGGATTGTTCTCCGCCGTTATGCCGAGTTTGGCAATATCCCGCGTCGAGTTGATCAGGTAGACCCGATTCAGTTCCAGTTTGCCCGCCACGGCTGCGCCTGTCAGGATCAGCCCGGCGACCCCGTCGTCGCTCTGTGCGATGCGGCCCAGGTTCCCGTTTTCGAGGTTGATTGTTACGTTAGGTAATGCCATGATTAGCGCACGTTAATGGTTCGTACTTCGCCTTCGCCGAGCGCCTTCTGATGGAACTGTGCGAGGTTTTTGTCTTTCTCGAGGAACACCTGCCTGTCGGTGGTGATGTGGAAAGCTTTGCAGTCGGGGTATGCCTTAGCGTAGCTCTCGGCCAGGGCCTTGACCGGATCGGCATTGCGGGCCTGCTCCGCAGCCGTGGCATCAGCCTCTTTGCGGGCCTGTGTCTCGGCGGCTTCAGCAGCTTTGACCGCTTCGCGGAACTCCGTCTCCTGAGCCGTGGCTTCGGCGACATTTGCCATTGCCGCAAGTTGTGCCTGCTCGGCAGTCTTCAGGGCTGCTTCGCGGGACGCTTTCTCTGCCGGGGTTTCGGACGCCTTGACTGCCGCCTTGCATGCCGCAACCTCGGCCTTTGCAGCCTTGGCCGCTGCTTTAGCGGCTTTCGTCGCTTCCACGAGGCGGGTCAGTTCTTCTTTGCGCTGTTCTGCGCTCATGTTTGTAATATCCATGTTTTCAGATTTTTAACAATTTGCGGGTTTTAAAGACCCCGAATAGGATCAGCAGCAGGGCGGAAACTTGCCCTATACGCATCCAGGTACGCTGCCATGTATTCAGGCGGTTAACCTCGACAACCTGTAACTCCTTGTGAGTGGACGTATGGCGTTCAATGCGGTCTTTCAAAGTCAGGTAAATAGCCATACTGTCAGCCTGAGCCGTAGCCGTCAGGACATTATTGTGAACCTCGATGTCGGGAGGCTTCAGTCGGTTCCCCGCCTGATACTCCAGCAGCTTGCGCATCTGCACCTGGCCCACACTGTCGCACTCGAGAAGCGCCCGGATCATCGACTGGTCGCGTTCGAGGACGACCACCGTATCCCGCACCTGTTCGGTCACGGTCACCGTATCGGTCGCTGCCGTCTGCGAAGATTGCAGTCTGAGACTTGGGCTGCACGCGGCCAAGAGGGCTACGAGCAGAATAATCAGCATTTTTCTCATTGATCAGATCGTAAATTACGTTTTCATCGTTTTTGCCCCGGATCAGTTTGATCAGCGACACGAAGGCTTTGGCCTGTGTGATAATCGCCAGGTTCTCGAGGATCGAGATAAGTTCGCAGACGCACAGGTAGGCAGCCATCAGTCGGTGCGGAATGATCCACAGATTCGGGACAAGTTTGTCGATCAGAAAGGCCAGCAGTATCGCGGCCATGTAGCCGATCAACTTGCCTACGCTCTTGCGCATTCGGCGCGACGATCGAGGTGCGTGCCGGTTCTGACTGGCAAGGATGCCGAAGACGAGATCGGCGAGCCAAAACAGGAACACAATGGCGATTACCTCCTTGCATGGTGCGAAATAGGCTGCGGCAACAAGGGCCGACTTGATCGCATACTGACCGAGATACTGCATAACTCCTTCCATGACTACTTACCCGAATAGATGGCACCGATGTACTTGTTGCGCAACGGCAGGGCCGTGAAACGCTGCTGATAGCCGAGAATGTCGCCGCGCGCTTCGGGGTCTTTCTCCCGGTGGAAGACATCGGTGTCACCCGTGGCCCGCATCACTTCGGTCTTGATCCAGGCGATCGAGGCCATCGCACTGTTCTCGCCTTTGGCCGAGCCGAACGCCTGCTTCTTGCCCGTGGTGGTGTCGAACAGCGGCAGGTGCGGATAGGTGTAGACCTGGAAATTCCCGATTTTGCCGTCTTTCATGCACTCCTTGTAGAGTTTGCGGTTTTCGGCTTTCAGGTCGGCCTTGTGTTCGGTCGTGAGCGCCAGGCGCAACTGCGACAGATCGACTTCGAGGGCTTCAAACTTCGCCTCAAGCAGATCGAGGTCGTCGAACGTCAGGCGACGGCGACCGTTGACCAGTTCGCCAGTCGTCACCAGGACAGGGGTAAACTCACCGTCCTGGAGCGGGCACCAGTTGTACGCAGCCAGGGCGCGGCGGCGACGCAGGAGCGCATTCGAGTGGCCGCGAACTACGCTCTTCATTTTGTCGTAAGACATTTCCATCTGCTCGACGTTGCGCACGACGGTGTTCTTCGTGTCGAGCGTGTGCAGCATGATGTCCTTCGGCACGTCCTCGCGGGCCACGATGCCGACCGGATAGGTGTCGTTGTCGATGAACACTTCCGGCTCGACCCCGGCTTCGGCCAGGTGCAGGGTGTTGTACTCCACGAGGGCGCTCAGGTCTTCCGATTCGTTCAGGAAGTCGTCCTGCTGGATGGGCTGCTCTTTAATGATGTCAGTCCATACTTCTTTGTTGATAGGCATATTGTTCTGAATTTGTGATTAGTTGCGTACTTTCTTGATCGCCTCGAACGCTTCGGGGTTCTCGGCCTTGATCTTCGCCAGTCCTGCGGGATCGTCTTTCAGCCAGTGCAGATACGTCCAGCCCTGGCGGTCGGCGGGGATCAGCGCATCGCCGATCTTGGTGACGGATGCTGCCAGGGAGACCTTTGCGGGGATTGCGCGCAGCGTCTTCTCCGCCAGGCTGTAATCCTGCAAGGCGAGTTTCACGTAGTCCTCGCGGACATCGGCCCCGATGCGGCCCTCGGTGATGGCAAGGGCGACCATGTCCTCGGCCCGTTTCTTTTTGACCGCGTCGATCTCTTTCTGCAACGCTTCGGCCCGGTCGTTGGCCGCCGCATAGTTGGCCTGAAGCGTTACGATAGCCTGGCTGATGGCTTCTGCATCCGCGTCCTGATTGATGCCGAGAGCCACGTATGCCCCGGCGGTAAGGGTGGTTTTTTCCATTGTTTTGATATTAGATTTTTGGCCCTGCGTGCTTTCTGCGCAGAGTTTCACGATGTTGTCGACATGCAGGCGCACGTCGTTGTCCTCGACCAGGTGTCCGTCACCCGTGTAGATTTTGAGCGTTACCGCCCCGGCGTTCGACGGTACGGAGGTCGTCGATCCCTCGAACAATTCCCACTCCGTGACATAGAGGTCTTCACCGCCTGCCGGGTTCGTGCGATACTCGGCCCGCAGGATGATGATACCGGGCGATGCGCCGCGCAGAAAACCCCGCTCCACCTGCCCCTTGCGTTCGGCACCCAGGGTCACACCCTCGTCGAAGACGGGATCGGCCACAAGCAGCGGCCCCTCGGCATGCAGGTTATCCCACCTGCCGATCAGGCGGTCGAGATTGTGGTTGTCGAGCATAACGGGATACTCCTGGAAGCGATCGAAGTGACCGCCGCCGTTGAGCAGGAAGAACCCGTGCGAGTTCTTTTTCGTTTCGTCGTTAAAAATGAATTTCGGTAAAGACATGCGCCTTGTTTTTGCTGCAAACATAGACGCTAAAAACAACTGCAACAAAAAGAGTTTCAAGGTATTAAACTATTTTTCGCATTTGTGTTTCGATATGCCATCTTTGCAGCAAAAAATAGCGTATGACCACCCCTAAACCCCCGAAGCACAAATTATACACGGCAGCTTACAACTGTTTTGTAGAGCAGGGAATGACCTGTGCAGGCATCGCCGACATGCTCGGCATCCGCGAGGCGACGCTGTCCGAATGGCGGCGTGCTATGAAGTGGGACGAGAAGCGCAAAGCGATGCTCGCGGCTCCCGGCAAAATCCGCGAACTGCTCCTGAACGAAATGCAGAACGTTGCCGACGGTAACCCTGCGCGTATCGACACGGACGGCCTGTCGAAGATCGCCAAGGCACTGCAATACTTCGACGGCAAGGTGCCCCTGACGGTGGTGATCACCGTGCTGAAAGAGGTCGACAACTTCATCGCCGAGGTTGCCCCGCAGGAGATCGCCAGACAAACCGATCTACACCGCATGTTCATTGCACACCGGGCGCAAGTCGATTCTTTAAAGTAGCGCCATATGGCAGAGATCGACAAGAAATTTCAGAAACTTCTCGATAACTACGAGGAGCATTGCCGACGCATCGCAAAAGCCTCGGTCGTCGACATTCACGAGCCGTTGGCGGACAAGATCGCCCGCATAAAATGGCTCGAGGAGGATTATGTCCGTTGGTTCGAGTACTATTTTCCGAACTATGCGAAAGTGCCCTGCGCCTGGTTTCACCGCGAAGGTGCGCAGCAGATCATCAACAACGACGTGATCATGGCCTTGTGGGAGATTTACCGCTCCGGTGCGAAGTCCGTACACGTCGACATGGGAATCCCGCTTTACCTGATGTTCACCGGGCGACTGCATTATATGCTGCTGATCGGTGAAACAGAGGACAAGGCGCACAAACTGCTTTCCGCCTGCCAGGCGCAACTCGTATTCAATAAGCGGCTGATCAACGACTACGGATGTCGCTACAAGCAGGGCGACTGGTCGTCGGGCGAGTTCCTGACATCCGACGGCGTGCGCTTTACGGCCCTGGGCTTCGGACAAGACCCGCGCGGAGTGCGTGAAGAAGAACAACGTCCCGACTACATTGCCGTGGACGATGTCGACACCCGCCGCCATGTCAATAACGACCGTATGATGCGCGAAGCGGTCGAATGGATTTTTGAAGACCTGATGGGCTGCTTCGACGAGGCCGACGGATCGACCCGCCGCTTCGTATATGCGAACAATAACTTCCATAAAAACAGTATCACAAACCGCCTGAAAAAACAGTTTAAAATCCTGGCGGAGAAATCACGTCAGGAGGGCGAGAAACCGATACACCGGGTGTTGACCGTGTCCGCCGTGAAAGACCTGACGACATTCGAGCCGAACTGGCCCGAGAAAACCTCGGCAGAATACTGGCGCAAGAAATTCCGCAGCATCCCTTCGCGGTCGTTCATGCGCGAATACATGCACATCCATGTCGAGGACGGCAAGGTCTTCAAAACCGAGGACATGCAGTGGAAGAAGATGCTGCCGCTGAACGAGTACGATGCCTTGGTGTTTTACGGCGACCTTTCCTATAAGTCACAGGCTTGCCACAAGGGTATGATCCTGATCGGTAAGACGGGCCGCGAGTTCCACATCATTTACTGCTTCCTGCGACAGCAGTCCCGCACCGTCCTGGCGAAGTGGCTCTATGATCTGTACGAAAACACCGAACTGCGCAACTGCCGCAAAGTCCGCTACTGGATCGAAGGCCTGTTTGCGATGGACGAGTTTGTAAACGACTTCGACAGCGAGGGCGATGCGCGCGGCTACTACATCCCTGTCAAGGCGGACAAACGGCCCAAGGGCGATAAGTACGATCGTATCGAAGCGACACAGTCCTATTTCGAGCGGCGTAACGTGTGGCTCAACATTGAAGAGCGCGACAGTCCGGATTTTCAGGAACTCGTCGATCAGTACCTCGCGTTCGAGAAAGGCGGCGGCGCTGCCGTCGATGGCCCCGATGCCGCCGAGGGGGCATTATCGAAACTCAATACCGTGTTCCGACAGGCAAAGGGCACCTATCGCGTGGGACACAGGGCAAACCGCAAATACTAATCAACACTACAAATATGCGTCAAATCAAGTACATCGTGCTGCATTGCAGCGCAACCAAAGAAGGGGTGCCGTTCGGCATCGAAGACATCGACCGCTGGCACCGTCAGCGCGGATTCCGCAAGGTCGGCTACCACTACGTGATCGAGATCGACGGCGAAATCCGCAAGGGCCGCGACATCGCCGAGATCGGGGCGCACGTCCAGGGCAGCAATGCCAACAGCATCGGCATCTGCTATATCGGGGGACTGGATGCCGACGGCAACCCCAAAGACACCCGCACCGAGGAACAGAAGGCATCGCTGTTCTACCTGTTGCAGCAACTTCGGGAGCAGTTCCCCGATGCCATGATCTGCGGGCACCGCGATTTCTCGCCCGACCTGAACGGCGACGGGATCATCGAGCCGTGGGAGTGGATGAAAGCCTGCCCTTGCTTCGATGCGATCGGCGAATATCAAAACCTGTAAGCCATGTTTATCGAGAAAGAGGACTTGTACACGGCGATCTGCGAGTATCAACTGCAAAGCATCACCACGAGCGCCGTCACGATCCGCATGGCGATCCTGGCGGCTATCGACGAAGCAAAGAGTTACCTGAATGCCAAGTATGATTGCGAAGCGATCTTCTCCGCAAAAGGTGACGACCGCCATGCAACGCTGCTCGAACACTGCAAGAACATCGCGGTATGGAACCTTTGCCGTCGGGCAAATACCGATCTGATCTTCGAGCAGGTCAGCGAATACCGCAGGGCCGCGATCGACTGGCTCGAGAAAGTCGCGGGACTGAAAGGCACCGACAAGCCCCTGGCCCCCGACCTGCCACTGCGCACGACCGAGGACGGCCAGGTGCGGATAACGGCCCGCATGGGAAGCCGCCGCAAATTCTGTCACGGCTTCGACGACTAAACACCCTTTAAACACCCTTTAATCTTTCGCACAATGCAAAAAAAGAAGCGAGACGGGAAAATACACGGCACTACGGCAAAGGCCGCTAATTTGCCCGCAAAAGCCGGGACACCGAAAACGGCGCAGCGGCGCGAGGGGTATATCCGCAATATCATACCGAAGACCATTTCGCGCACCCGCACGGATATTGCGACATGGCGCTCGGCGTTGCGCTCGGCCGACAGCGTCGACAACCCCCGTCGGGCCAAACTGATGAACCTCTACGAGGACATCATGCTCGATGCACACCTCACGTCACAGATCGAACTACGGCATCAGACTGTCCTGTCGACACCGTTCGACATCAAGGTCAACCAAGAGGTCGACGACGAAGCAACGGCGGCGCTGAATGCCGCATCTTGGGTTACAGCCCTGAACACGCATATTCTCAACAGTGCAATGTACGGCCACACGCTCGTGGAACTTACGACCACGGACAGCGGCACCGAACCTGTCGCCGTCACACTGTTGCCCCGGCAGAACGTCATACCCGAAAAGGGCCTGTTGCTGTTACGCGAGGACGACAGCAAGGGCATCAAGTACCGGGAAGTCCGCGAGTTCGGCACCTGGCTCCTGGAGTTCGGCAAAGAACACGACTACGGGCTGCTGAACAAGGCTGTGCCGCATGTGCTGTTCATGCGTTTTGCGCAGTCCTGCTGGTCGGAACTCTGCGAGATATACGGCATCCCGCCCCGGTTTATAAAAACCGATACGCAAGACCCCGCCATGCTCGACCGGGCCGAGGCCATGCTGCGCGATATGGGTGCGGCGGCCTATTTCATCATCGACCGCACGGAGGAGTTTCAGTTCGCAAAGGGTGCCGACACGAACGGCGACGTTTACAGCAATCTGATATCCGTATGCAAGGAGGCGGTTTCATTGCTGATGAACGGGGTCGTTATGGGCCAGGACACCGTGAACGGCAACCGCTCGAAAGAGGAGAGCAGCATCCGCCTGTTTGAAAAAATCGTCCTGGCACTGCGCAAGATGGTAGCGGGTTACTGGAACTCGACCGTGATCCCGGCCCTGGTACGCATCGGCATCCTGAAACCCGGCAGCACGTTCGCCTGGCAACAGGAAGAAGACATCGAAAAACTGTGGTCGATGGTCGTGCAGCTACTTCAATTCAAAGACGTGCCCAATGAATGGATCAAGGAGAAATTCGGCATCGACTGTACCGATAAGGCGTTTACCTTGCCGGGGCAGCTATCGACGACACTGTCGGCACAACCCCGCGAAGTCGATTTTTTCGCCACAGCCCCCTGATCTCATACAGGGGGCTGCACGAAAGACTGGCGGCGGTTTACGGACTGAAGGATTCGGCGACGCTGGCCGCCAACGGCAGCAAAGGCCGCAAACATACTGTGCGCCTGTCGACATTCCGAAACGCCGCAAAGCACCTGCAAAAGACCGGGGACTTCAATCCTGACATGCTCGAAGATCAACCGATCCGGACGCTGATCGACGAAATAACCGACGCCCTGATGGAAGGGGTCGATATCGGGCTGAAGGATGCCGACATTCCGGCAGAAATGACTGACAAGCTCGGGCGCGATGTGTTCGTATTTTCAGGCTGCAAGACCTACCACGAACTGCGCGAGGCCGCGCAGTTGCTGCGTGACGACCAGGGCCGGATCAAGCCGTTCCGCAAGTTCTACAACGAGGTGAAACAGATACACCCCGAATACAACGAGCGTTACCTGGAAGCCGAACAGGAGTTCGCCGTACATTCCGCGCAATCAGCAGCACAATGGGCCGAGATCGAGCGTGACGGCGACAGGTACGATCTTCAGTACCGCACAGCCAATGACGGCAAAGTACGCCCGGCGCATGCCATGCTCGAGGGGTTGACCCGCCCGCAGTCCGATCCGTGTTGGGCGGAGATCATGCCCCCGAACGGATGGAAATGCCGCTGCCGCGTCGTACAGGTACGTAAGGGTAAATACGACTATACCGACCAAGACACGGCGCTGCGACTTGGGCGTGAAGCCACTACCGACTTTGACAGCCAGGGCCGCAACCGGGCCGAAATGTTCCGATTCAATCCGGGTAAGGAGCAGGTCGTGTTCCCAAAGCATCACCCGTATTACAACCTGTCGGCCCAGGCCCGCGAGAAGATCGAGGACATGGCCGACGAACACGATAGCGATGAATAGCAACCTGCGCAACCTCAAACGGAAGATATTAACCGACCTGAAGGTCGAACTGCTCGACGAGTTCGACCGCAATTTCGAGCGGCGGGCCTTCTTCGATCGGCCTTGGCCGGAACGATCCTATCCCGGTGGACGCGGATCGCTGTTGCAGGCTTCGGGACGCGGGCGAAAAAGTTTCCGGGGAACCATCTTGCAGAACGGCGTCCAGTTCTCGACCGACACGCCCTACATGGGGCTGCACAACCGGGGCGGAAAGATCAAGATCACACCCCGGATGCGGAAATTCTTTTGGGCCATGTACTACCAGAACGCCGGAGGCATGACCTACTCCGTCAAAAAGCGGCAGGCCAACAACACCCAGCGCAACAGGATGCTGTCGGCAAAGGCGCAGTACTGGCGCAGCCTGGCGCTGACGAAGAAAGACACGATCACGATTCCGCAGCGGCAGATCATCGGCGACCATCCCCACATCCGCCAGGTGGCACGGGAGGTCATACACCAAGATATGCAGAGTGCCTTCCGGGAACTTGCAAAAGCCCTGCAACCCCGATAAGACACCATTTAAAAGCCTTTAAAATGATTGAAGACGTATTGATTGCCACACAGGACAGGCTCCTGGAATTAATCCCTGAAAACATCGCCTACGTGTCTGAGGATTGGGGGCAGTTGGATTACTACAACGAACGTCCGCCCGTGAACTTCCCCTGCGTGCTGTTCGATATCGAAGAGGCGCAGTTCTCCGACCTTACGCACAAGGTACAGCGCGGCGATGCCATTTTGACCCTGCGTGTCGCACACTTCGATCCGGTAAACATATCGGCCCTGGCACCCAACCGGGAAAAACAGTTTCGGATGTTCGCCCTGCTGCGGATGATCTACACCAGGCTGCAAGGTCTGAGCGGCGAAAGTTTCTCAGGGCTTACGCGCATATCCCTGCGACGTGCCAAGCGCGAGGACGCGATCCGCGAGTATATCATGCAGTTCCGGTTTGGCGGAACGGATAACGCGGCATACAAGCCGCGGAAAAAGGCCGTAGGCGTCGCTGTCGACATCACCACGGAACGGTCATAACGAAACAGCCCGGCAGTGATCCTGTCGGGCTGTTCAATCGAATAAGGTTAGTTGTCGGATGTCCTGCTGTGTTCGTTTGCGTTCTTCTCGAAGCCAGGTCAGATAAGTGGCATACTCGACGTGAAACAGGTCGCGGATGTACTTTTTCCAAACCCATTTCAGACACCGATCCTGCCGCCCCGGCTCGTAATACTGCCGCGTGATCAGCACCGCATGCTCGCGCTTTCGGATGTGATTTTTGTTGTTGTACGCCATTTTCTGCAATTATTGACTATCTTTGTAGCGGTCGGGCCTTGTGATAGCAATATTGCAGGGCTTTTTTATGTCAGTTCACCACGGTAGGGCCGCAGTCAGGAAAGATGTAGATCGGCGTGACCTGTACCGAAGGCCGCGAGGTCATGGCAGGCTTCTTGTCGCCGATGGCCCGCAGCTTGCGCACCAGCGCCTGCAACTGCCCGGCATCGAGCATATAAAGCAACTGCCCGCATATTCGCTTTTGAAGCAGAAACCGATTGACCTTTTGCCAGTCCTCGGGCGAGGCGTACATGCCGATCTTTGTCATATGGGCCAAGACCTGAGACCGCAGCCGCCGGATGTTGTCCGGGGCCGGGGTTGTCTTCGTCCGGTGGGCCAGTTCCATGAAGCCCTGAAGTTGGATGATCTCCTCGTCCGTCAGTTCGTCGTAGGTTCGGGCATCCCACAGCGCCAGGATGTCCTCCCGATTCGGGATCAGGCGGCAGGCCGACATCAGGGTGTTGATCCGGCGAATCTTCGCGCCGCGCTCAAGGGTCGTTAAGGGTGTCATAGCGGTTTATTCTTGAATCAACTGCAATGCAATTTTATCCGCGACTTCCTGCATTAGGTTGCGGATCATGATCGTAATAATCTCCGTACCCCCTACTTCATAATCCATCAACAACCCCGTAGGTAATGAACGCTCAAACATCAAGGTTCCAATTTGGATTTGCAGGAGAACAGAGGAGTAGGCCCCTTGCCACTTCCAGGCAAAACGGCATACCACGGAAAGGGTGCCGAACAGTTCTGCATCAGCTATCGCTTCTGCCTCATACAGGGATTTGCTTACCTGAAACCCCCGCCTTGTCAAATAGGCGCCGAAGCGCTCAAGGAAATTAAATTGTTCTTGTGTCATGGCTAAAAATATATTGTTGATTTTGCTCCCGGTGGCGGAATCGAACCGCCACTGAAAACCGTTCGGGAATTAGGAGCGTGGCTTTCTGCGAAGCTCCCCACAGAAAAACCAAACAAAGAGAACAAGGTAGATAAGAGGGATAATCCACAACGGGCTCGTAATCCACCACCACGACCAAGCGATCACGCCCGTTAATTTGAGAATAAGGAACACGATAAACAAGGCTCCAGGAAATCCGATTTTCATAGTCTACATACGGTTAAATGACGGTTCGATCTTATGCCATACACCGCGCTCGTCGCGCTGGTGGAAGTAGAAGTTGATGGCTGTGCCGTTGACGACGTTACTCTCCTTGAACAGTTGCATGATCTGCGAGTATTCGGGATCGTCGAACTGCGTCTCGAGATCGTACAGTTTACTGATGGACTTATAGTCCAGGTCGCCCTTGCGGTTACGCTCGAGCAGCGTCATTGCCAACTGGTACATCGGGTCGTCGGCCCCTTTCTCCCGTCCGCCGATCCATGCCTTCAGGAAGTCGATCAGCCGGGCGGCGGCCACGTCGGCCCGTTCGTCAAAGCATTTTACCCGGTTGCATTTCACTTCGAGGCGGAAATCCCCTTCCTGCACGGAGTACCCGAGTTGATCATCCCGGCGCATGGCCCCGTACTCCTGCATGATCTTGCGGAAAGCATCGGTTTCGGCTACGACCAAGTCGTAGAACACGCGCACCCGCTCGGTGATATTGTGGGTCTCGGTTGCCATACGCTTCACGAAGTCGGCCCGTGTCTCCTCGTAGTCCCTGCGCCGTTTGTCTGCGGCCTGGCGCTCCTCGGCCCGTTTCTGCTCGAGCAACTTTTCCAGTTCCCCGGCGGTCATGTTTTTCAGTTCGTCGTTCATGGTGTTATTGATTAAGAGTTACGTTTGTCTGTGTAAGGTGCCCCGGCGATACTGCGATAGTCGGTCTCCATGTTGTGCAGGCCAAGACGCATATCCGCCAGGTCTTTCTCGATCTGCACGACCCGCTCCGGGGAGAGATTCTCCCCGTGCTGCTTCAGATAGTTTTCTATGTTCAGGATGTTTTTACGGCGTAAGTGGATCATGCTTGAAAGACAGTCCATGCGAGCCGCCGATGATTTTGTAAGTTCGATCATATCGTTAGGTTTTTAGGGGGTTAAGCGATTTTGTACTTTACGCGGAAATACTGATCCGTCAGGGGCACGCCGTCCTCGGCAGCCTCCCGCAGGGCAGGCTCGAGGAAGTCGTGCAGTTCGCCGTAGTTGCCACAAAGGCCCCGCAGCAGGATGCGCAGCTCCATGTCCTGCACATCCTCGAAAAATGCGTCGAAATGTTTTTGACGGTCGATCGGCGTAAGATGTACCGTTCCGGCCTTAAAACGGCGGCGGAACTGCGGCACACCGGGATATTTATAGCCGTAGCGTTCCATCTGATCGAGTTTGTCGGTCAGTTCGTTCGTCCCGATCAGCACGAACGCGGCCTGTTCATTGATCGCATCGTAGATACCCTTGCACAGTCCGATCATTCCGTGCGTCAGGTTCTCGGCCTCGTCGATAATGACAAGCGGCTGCCCGCCCTGGGCTTTGAGTTCCCGCAGACGGTTGGTAATGGCCCGCATGCGAAAAGCTTTGCGGGTGCTGACACCGAGGGTCACATCCATCGCAAGCCCCAATTCCTCGGTCACATCCTGAATCTTGTGCTGGTTGCTCACGGTGATCTTGAATGTGTTTGCCGGGTTGGCTTCCATGAATTTGCTGATGCTGTATGTTTTGCCGCACCCGGTTTCCCCGATGATCATCTTTGCAACCCCGCGCTCCTTGGCATCTTCCAGGGTGGCGATCGCCTCGATGAACTGCGGCGTTTCTACCGTACGCCAGTAGGCCGCCACTACCGACATGCCGATACGGCCTGCGATCGCCGCAAAATACCTGTCCGCAATGGTGATCGTCTTGTCGCCCGATGCCTTATACTCGTAAATCCCATTCAGAATATTACTCAAGTACGACGGACTGATATCGCACAGGCGGGCGAATGCGGCCTGCGAAAGACCTTTGCTGGTGATGTACTGCTTCGCGGCAGCAACAATCTGATCCTTTAATTTCGTCTCCATAATTCGCTATTTTGTGTATTTTGATATGTCTGAAATTCTGCGCTTTTTGAATGTCAGCGCGGCATCCTCGAGGGCCTTTGCCGCCTTGCGTTCCTGCCGCTCTGCGGCCTTACGCTCCCTGGCGTCGCGTTGTGCCTGGGCCTTGTTGTACTCGGCAGCCTGGATATGCTCACGCATGGCGTTGTAGTCTTCCTTCGTACCGCTGTCGTGGATGTTGAAGTCGTACCCGCGCACCATGACCGCCTTTGCCGCTTCGACATCCTCGACGAACTCGTCGACCATGTTCTCGAACTCACTGCCTTTTAGATCGTAGTAAGCCAGGGCACGGAGACTGTCGGGTGTGGCTTCGGTCATGGACTTTGACGCCAACGGCGCGGGCGGGCAGGTGAACATATAAACCCCGTCAAGGGTGTAAACATCGGCCCCGTCGGCATTCCAGTAGACGCGTGACTGGAAAGATGGGGCATACCCCATGTGCTGCGCAATCAGGGCGACCGTTGCAGCGTCCGACGGGATGTCGAACTTGTACTCCTTGCCGTCGCGTTCGAGCGTCAGAATCGACCGCAGATAACTTAAATCGCGCTTCGACACCTCGCCCGTAATCCGGCGGTACTGCCGATCGGTGTATTGCCCCGCCTGCCCGTTCTTCAAAGTGTGGAACCACTCCGCAGGGGTAAGTCCGTTCTGCATACGGGCGTTATTCCATTCCCTGATAGCGTGTGCCAGTTTTTCGATTGCTTCCGTATAGGTCGGCAGGGCCATTATGTTATAATAATCCGGGTTCGCCATGCTTTCGAGGCTCTTTGCGTTCCAGGAAGTTTCGGGCAGGTTGAAATAGCTCTTAAATTTGCGTTTAAATAGCCTGAACAGCATTTCGGCAGGGTTGGCTTGCGAGTTGCCCGGCTTGATCGTGCGGAAGTTCCGGCAGACGCTTTGCAGGTATTCCTTTGATGTTTCGCCCGTGTATGCCCCGTGGTTGTCGCTGATGAAGTCCAACACCTCGGTTTTGCCATTGTCGAGCAGGGCCATGCGCATAGCCTGGCGCAGCATCGTGCCGTCCTCGAGGTGCAGCCCCTTTCGGCTCACGGCATAACCCGCAATGTAGCGGCTGCCAACATCCGAGATCAGCATCACGTATATCTTCATCATCCGCCACTTGCCGTATTGGTCTTGGTAACGGTATGGAACGACACCGGAACCGTCGGAAGCCCACAGCGAGTTGGCAAACTCGAGCGGACGGGCCGGGACATAGGGACGATATGTATCTTTGAAATGCTTTTTACCGTGACGCTCCTTTGCCGAGAGCATCTTCCGGCTCCATGTATTCGTGTAGTGGTTGAACGTCGAGGGCTTCACGGGAACAATGCCGATCGCTTCCATGTCACCCGCGTAAAGTTGCCACAGTTCCTGCTTGGTGCCTTTCTCCGAGCCGCCGGGATTCAGCCAGTAAGTCATGATCGCCGCCTCGTGTGCGTCCATCTTCATCACCTCGCCAGTCGTATAGTCGACCAGTTCAAATTTGCCGATGATCCGGCGATTGTCGTTGCAATATTTGCCCGACACGAGCCAGTCCCGGAGTTGGCCCGGATCGTCCGGCATGCCGCTGATCTTCTTACGCAGACTGTCGGCACTCTTGATCTTCATTCCCTCGAGGGACGCTTCGGCGAGAAGATCGACACACAGAGCGAGGAAATCGGCCTGCGTAGGGAATCCGAGCCGCTTGTATTCGTTCCGAGACAGGGCACGTTTCAGAAAACGGCACCAGGCGACAGAAACAGCCATCTGCCGGGCCTTATCCTGCGTGTAGACCGCCAGGTCTCCGACCTTGTACTCCTCGTAATAGGTAATGTCGGTATTGTCGATCAGAAGCTGCACCTGTTCCCGGATCATCCGACGCTGTTCGGCCTGGCGCTCGCGGCTGCCCCGAAGGTTCTGCCCCTCGACGGCGCCGATCAGCTCCTCTTTCGAGGGCAGCATGTCCCGGTAGCAGGTCGGTTTTCGGTTCGGGATATGGTCATAGTCGTAGTAATACTGCCCGCCCTTGCGGCCCCACCGCCACGCCTTGCCGGGTTTGTCACCCAGGAAGAAATCCGCCTGATCGGCAACCTTCCGCCAAGAAGGAGGAAGGACCTGCATATACTCATACCGGCATTTCCTCCTCAAATATTCAGGGTCAATTACACAAACTTCGCATACCATACGCTGCGACACCCAGACGGTTTGCCCGTCTGAGGTCGCGCGTATCAG